CGTCATAGTACTCCCGTCCGCAAGACTCCCGGAATTTACCATTCCAAAAAGACTTGCGAGAGTTGACTCGGAACCCAAAAGCTTCGAGTTCCTGTATCACGTTTTGCACATAGCGCACGGGGACAATAATATCATCCCCATACACGCGCACCTGACCATAGAGGGATTCAACATCCTTTCTGGTCAACCGGCGATTGAGCGCTTTCTCTATCCCTAGGAAGACCACAGTTGTAAATGTGATTGCTTCCATCGGAAAACAGAGCGCTGAACCCATAGAGGCGTACTTGGCTAGGCGAATAACGCCGTGGCCTTGCACAACAGCCTTCCGACTCCTGGTAGCATCCAAAGCCCTTCTCAGGGCCCTATGATCACTAACCAGGAGACGTACATGCTGATTCGAGACCCTATCCGAAGCCTCACTCAGATCGAGTGTTGCGAGGGATCCATTGATGGAACCCTCACGCGCGAGCAATTGATTATGCTCCTGCGATTCGAACATTACGAAGTTCGCTGCGTTGTTATCGTTGCGAATCTCGTGCATGATAAGCTCCAGAATCCCTTGCTGCATATATTGCATGCAGGTCGGTTCCATAGCTATAATGCGTGGGGTCTTGAGCGTCTTAGGGACAGTTATGACCTTTACGGGTCGTTCTGCCCCAGGTTCAAGGAAAGTAACCTCGTCTCCTCCGAAGAGGAAACGTTCGGAAGGAATAATGTGTTCCCAGTGAGGGAACACTTCTTCCAACCGAGTGGTCCACTCCTGCTGATTGAACTTCGCGTTTCCGCGGAGCTTGTCGGCAGTGGCGCCAGGACCGTGGCGTGGAACGACTGAATCCTGATAGATTTTGTTGTCTATCGAGGAGAACAGATTCGCCCACAGCAAACGGCCGACACGCTTAAAATCTGACTTTGAACGGTCAGACAGCAGCGCGTCAAACTGACGTACTTCCTGTTCACACTCGACATACCTTAGTAGAGCATTCCGCGTACGTTTATCTGTGCACGGAATGTTGATCTTGCCAAACATCAACGTGAGTTGACGTACAGCAATG